TCCCTGTAATCTAAACCAAAGCAATATTGTGAAAACCCTTCAAGCTCATTGGCCATCATGGTCCATTCAGAAGAATCAACATTTATACCAACAGCATGAAACAAATTAGATCTCTCATTCATCCAAGCAGCCTTAAAAACACCAAAATATTTAATAAATAAAGCCACATGATCAAAAGCACCCGCTGCAAATAAACGTGGTTTTTTTCCAACTGTTTTCAATTCGTCTTTGATGCAAGTCGTGAAGGGCGAATAGACCCGTACTCCCTGTTTTGCCATCTGTTCTTTAAATTCAATTCGTTCTTTTACTTGATTGGCTAAGGGAGTCCCGTTCCAAGATTTCACTCCTTCAAGAGTCACATCCAAAACAGTTTTCTTACTGCGATTAAAAGGAAAACCCAAGCTAGTTTTATGATCTACGCCACCAGCTTCACCAACTACATATTGATGCTTAACTAAAGGATAAGGATTTAAATAATCTTCAATCAAACCAAAACGATATTGTGATAAATACAAATAAAAATAATCAAACATTGACTGTCTAAATTTTCCCAAAAATTCAAAAACCCCAGGATTAATTTGTACCGCTTCATCTGTCCATTTTTCTGTCAAAGTTAAAACTAAATTTAATTTCCCTTGATTATCTGTTTTCAAAGTTTCATAAATTGAATCAGGTAACTCGGAGATTCGCATTGGTGCTGGTCTCTTTGATGTTTCAAAAGCCCCATGCAAGGGATGCCGAAGCAAACCCGAGCGATCTGGAATGCGTGAAGGTCGAGTGTACTGAAATTCAATCATATCTTCTGGAACAAAATTAACATGTTCTTCTGAAAAACTAGTTATAAACTCTTCATCTTGTTCATGGAATATTTCACTATTTGGTTCATGGAGACCATCGAGATCCCCACTTTTAACTATTTGTGTTGTTCTAAAAATTTGATCTATTGCAGGCTCGCCAGAGTTATATCTATGAAAAGAAGGACCAAGTGCCAGAATTTCATTAATGTATTCCAAACAAATGTGTTGAAAAAGAATTGCAAAGCCAGAAGGTTTCTTATTATGACCCATAACTATACCCATTATTTTCCTAGGACCAGATTCTGCTTGATGTAAAATAAGAGGCAAACCACATTGGCCTGCCCTTGATTCTAAATTTTGAGATTGTAAGCCAACTATTGTTTTAACTTCTCCATCTGGACTAAAAAAATGATTTGTTATTGCCTGTACCTCAATATCCTTCCAGTTAAAACCTCCGTTCTGAACTGCGTAAGGATACTGTGCTCTATAATTTAATCTTGCAGTTAATGTATCAGCCTTAACCAAATTTTTACGGATATCTTTAAAAATGGCCTGTTTTGTGTCTACTACAATTAAATAACAATCAACATTTTTCCTACCACCCAAGATTTCTTTAACTTGGTATTCTTTACCCTTATGTTTAATGGTGAGAGATCTCACTGCTTCCAGATAATCGCCGCGAACGACGGATGTTATATGAGCGTTAACTATTGCTACATTTTGATACAAACCAAAACCCTTCATTGAGCAGCTGCCACCCAAATGGTGACAAGTTATAGTAAAAAAATTATGTTCCATTATGTGAGCCCCCAAAGAAATAGCATTCTCATCAATAAGCGATTCTGCGTTCAAAAAATCTTGACCTTTCATACCAGAAGCTAACGTATTTTCATTTTTCTGTTTTCGTGATTTCCCTGAAGCTAAAGAATTTTCATTTTTCTGTTTTCGAGATTTTCCAGACATTAAAGAAGAAATAAAAGATGCTGTCGATTGAGTTTTGTGGGAGGATATTAAAGTTTGAACCTCTTCTAAATCTAAAGCTGTTCCACTATGCTGAATGACCCACAGACGAACTGCAAGCTGGCTCAACATAGAGTTTGGTATTCCATCTATTCTGAGTTTCTCTGCTAAAATT